TTAACCACCAAGTTAGGGTACCAACCGTTCTCAGCCCATTTCTGGACTCGGATTCGGCGGACCCGCTTGACGGACCACAGGAAGCGATGTATGTTTATCTCAGGATCCATGTTATACAACGTGTATTGCGACAGCCACCGGTTAACTCCGATGAGCCAGTCAACAATAAACGAGAACGGTATAGCGTTCCAAACAATCGCAGGGTTAAGGTTAACCCCTAGACCATCTAGAATGCTACCCAGTGCAGCTGTCTGCACTTGCCATCGAGTATAATTGTAATTATACTCGATCATAGCATGGAACATCGTGGGATCAGACCAAACTTCCCTTCCGAGAGTATGATTGCAACCAGGTTCCAACTGCGAAGTTGGGATTAGGAAGCCACCATATGCCTCTTCCGAGGAGTAAGCGTCGAATTCCCTCCAGTTGAAGGCATAATGCCTACGCTGGACACGACCTTGACGAGTTAGCAAGTCATTCATTTGACTATGCGCTCGTGATAATGCGAGGTAAAACCCGCATATATCAGAAACAAGTGGCGCTAAGTTGAACTTATATTCTAAGTAGCTTGACGCCATTGAACGGTCTAATTCTCTTAATGTCCGCATGCCTTTTTGGGCAAGGACAAAATTCTTCCAACCCCGAGGGGTTCGAATGAATTCGAGAATTGATTTAAGAGGTCGTTTAAAATCTTTCAACTCTATCAGAGAGTTGACAAGACTTAACTCGGCCTTGATGCGCGGCAACATGACATTTAATGCCCGTTGCTTATGCACATCTAAGTCGGGGGGAGGAGGTACAAAACCTCCATCCGCCTGGACCTCATACATCCGAGGGAGTCCTGCATTCAGGGCACCCGGATCACCGTACGGCAACTCATATCCGCCACCGGAATTGTAATATCCGGCACCAGCATAAGGCTCCTTAGCTAGCCCATAGAACGTATAGTAGGTACCATACGATCCGTTGGTCAACTCAGGTAACCCCATAAAGCCACCGGGTGCAGAAGCATTCGGCACTATTTTATAGTGCTGAAAATTCTTCCACGCTCTGTGGGGTCCGTCGGAATTAGGAGTAATGATTTCAAATCTGGTTTGGTAACCAGGAATGTTAACATTTTTCCATATATTCGACGGCTTGGGGGTAGCAGTTCCAATGAAAGTTAATTCCATTGATTCTGTCGAACCAGGCTGGTCGGTATAGCGAGTTGCAGTTTGCATACATTGGATTGTGAACTTAGTTCAACATT